TCTGCTCTGCCACTGTGTACCCGTACTTCGGACGATCCACCAGCACACGAACTGTCATGCTGTACGGAACGTTCTGAGCCGGGATCAGTGGGTCGGCAGCGGTCTTCTGGTGGGCCAGAGAAATAGTGGAGCGCGTACGCTTACCAAACGTATGCACTACGTCGAGCTTGACCGTACCGTCGTCCTTTTGAAAGGCGCCGGAAAAGTCACCACTCGCCACTCTCGGAAGAGAGTGGGCAGTACCACTAATGGTCACTGACTGCGGTTCGGAAAACATCAGGCATTGTCCTCTACAGTTGGGCAAAGCCGGTCTTTCCGACTCTGCAGCAAAGCCAGATAGGCTTTGCGGTCGGGGTAATAAGCCCCTGCAACCTCACCGAGTCATTTCACGATGAGGTGTCCGGGAGTGTGGGATAATCCCAACGCTCCCAGAATGGCCCATTGCCGGTTAGTATAACTAGCCGGATTAGAGCCAAAACCGTAAGGCTGTGCACGAAAGCGCTCCTTCCTGGTTTGTTTCCAGGTGGTGACCCACGGCCCAGTTCTCCCAGATCGGGTGACTGGACCAGTAATCACCGCGGAATGGGTAGTGATGGTTGTTACCATCAGATACCCGTAGCGCAGCACAAGACCGTCCGACGACAAAGCGGTTGCATTGGCTATGTTATCACCAATGTTCACTTGCCAATCGACCAGCCACGACCATGGCGCCAGGTTCCAAAGCACCTCCGGAGTGATCCGGATCCCGAGAAGGCGATTGGCCTTCTGCGAGAACTCGTCCATCTTGTCAAGAAGGTTCGTACCCTCTTGCTGAAGATAATACGAGAATGCTCCAGAAAACCACACGTACCTTTCGGTTTGTATGGTCTCCCTTAAGGAACCAAACGGGTTCTCTCCTTGAAACATTACGTCTCCGGCCGTAGAATTTGAGTAACAGGCTAATCTACCTGTTCTCAACGGCCGTTCATCGACAGTAATGAGAGGAGGGAAGGCGTACTGTCTCCGGATATTCTTTCCGGAGTCCCGCTGGTACTGTTTTAGGATGGCTTTTGCCTCCGTAACAGCATGCAGGGTATCGGTCAGATCTCGTATAAGAGGCTTCCAGCCGAATTCAGCCGCAAGATACGCGTCACCAGGGTTAAGATTAATCCCCTTGTGACTTCCGCGCACCTTGTTGATGACGTCGGTGAAGTCTCTGCGAGAGGGCAAGCCCTCTCTTTTGAGTTCTGCCAAACCCACAGCGAGATCAGCAGTTGGAGCAGTCGGACGGGTAGCCTTGAACGCTTTTGGACCGTAATACCCCACATCGGGGGGGTCCATCGTCGTCCAGGTATGCCCGCTGATTTCGTGGTATGACGGAACACTATAAACGTGCCCGTCAAATGCATTGTCAGTGTAGGAGCCTGCAAAGCCCGGTTGTCGGTATCGCTCCGATATCCGGTCTGCTTGCAGTTCGTACTTAACTG